CTTCATTGCATTTTCTCCGCGAATAGTCTGTTATTGAGAGCATACCGGAGCATCCTTGGCATGCCCTCCATCGTGTCTCTCTTGCGCCACAACCAGCCCGCATACATCACTAAAAGCGCATTATCATCCGCCCTGGTTGCATCGAGTGTGATGCCTTCCTCTGCAATCCGGCCAGCGGAGACATTAAGCAGCTCCGTCAGCCGGTTATCGTATGCGGTTGTCGTGATACCCAAGTCGATCTTGAGCATTGCCAAGTTCTGCTCCATTGTATGCCTCCTTTGCTTATGCGGTTACAGTAACCTCGCAAGATGCAGAGTACTCTCCGCAGGTTGCAGTGATGATCGCAGAACCTTCTGCTTCACCAGTTACCTTGCCTGTGGTGTCTACAGTTGCATAGGTCGTGTTGCTGGATGCCCAGGTGATGGCACCCTTGACCGGATAGGTCTCTGCCTTGAGCTGTACGGTTGCGCCATCAGCTACAGTTGCGGTGGTCTTGCTGATCTTCACGCCCTGCACGCTGTTTGCAGTGTCGCCCGCGAAGCTCATGGAGTCGCTCGGCTCTGCACCGTTTACGCCGATAGCAACGAATGCTTCAGCGATTGCAGCCTGACCGTCATAGCGAGCGGTGCCCTTGAATACGGTCTGATCGTTCAAAAAACGAACGTGCTCGCTCTGTGCGAACTTCTGGCCAGATCTCTCTGCCAACAGATACAGATCGAAGTATCCACCAACGATCACATAGTTCGGAACGAAGTCCAGAACCTCGATAATGCCACCAACTACCGGCATTCTGCCGTTTACACCAGCCACGATTGCACCGGATGCATCGATGCTCATGGACTGTGCCACCATCCAGTTATAGGTCAGCTCATTCATAACCCATACCTTCTCGCCACGGCTGTATTTGCCCTTTGCTGCAGCGGAGTTGATCATTAATGCCTGGTACAGAGCGGTGCCAAGTACGCTGTTTGCGATTGTCTTGATGTTGGATGTGTGCAGGTCTACCCACGGACGAGCGGTTGCCGGATAGGATGCAGGCTGGCTGGTCTGTGCCAGACGGGTTACGATACCCAGCGGCATGTGGTTGCCGGTTCCGTAAAGGATAGCCTTATCCAGAGCCAGACCGATTGCCTGTCCGAGTGTGGTCATCAGTTCTGTAGCCAGATCCACATCGGAATCTTCCAGCACTGCGTTGCAAATTGCGAAGTATCCGCCGAGCTTATTGCATCCAACTTCAACATCATTGAATGCCAGATCCAGCTCGTTCAGATTAGCGCAGCACTCTGTCCATACTGCCTCGGGAACGGTGCCCTGGATCACCAGACGGCCATCACCTGACAGCGGTCTTACGTTTACATGCTTATACAGTTTGGAGTAGTTTTCCACGTTCTCCCGCAGGATGCCCAGGAACACTTCCGGGATGGTCAACCCTACATTGGACAGCGCACGCTTTTCTTTCATCGCGCTGCGTACTTCGTTCAGGTAGTTCCTTACGTCTTCACGCTCGAAGAACATATCGCGCTCCTGCTGTGTCTTGCCGAACATTGCGGATCTCTTGTTGTAATTCATAACTTTTTTCTCCTCTCTCTTTTCTTCCACCGGAGCCTGTGCCGGTGTGGTAGTGTCCTGTGCCGCCTCTTCGTCAGCCAAGGACTGTTCAAGCTCTCTGACTTCTGCCTCGAGCTTCTCTTTCGCTTCTGCGTGCTCTGTTTTCTCGGCTTCGAACTTCTCGATCTCACCGTCTACCGCATCGCGCTCTTCCTGCGTTGTGGTCTCTTCGATGGATGCCTCAAGTTCTGCCTCGCGCTTTTCAAACTCTGCATCTTTTTCACGCAGAGCATCCAGAGCCTTCTGTGCATCGTTCAGCTTCTTCCGAAGCATGATTGCTTTGAGTGCCATACTCTTATTCTCCTTTCAGTTTCTTCCGTGCAGTCTCTTTCCAAGCATTCAGCGCACGCTCTTGGATCTGATCGCGCTCTTTCGCTCTTGCGGAGATGCTGGTCTCTTCATATGCCGGGAACGTACATGCACTGACTTCGTACAAGTCAACCTCTCTAATCGTCCAGTGAATGCTTCCGTCTTCTCGGATGTCGGTATCCTCGGAGCGGATGTCGAAACCGAAGGAACACTGGTCTACATCGCCACGCTTTACACGCTCATAGAGGTTCATCGCATCGCTATCTTTCGGATTGATAGTGATGGAACCCCACAGGCCGTGATTGTCTTCGCGCAGCTCCAATGTGTGTGCCTTCGTCCGACCAAGCACCAGAGTCGTGTCGTGGTTGGTCAATGCTCTGATATCTCTTGACAGCGTTTTTGTGAATGCTCCCGGTGCAATGCTTTCCGTCAGCCCCGGAGCCATCTCGTACACGCCATCAAAAACGGCGAAGTATCCCTCGATTTTGAGGTTGTCGCCGTCTTCCCTCGTTTGAAATTCTGTTGAAATTGTCCGCATCTTGCGGTTCCCGATGTCGCTCATTTTATTCTCCTCCCTGTTCCAGCTTTTTCTGATCGCCGATGCGGTCAACCGGTATATAGTTTTCCAATATTCTCAACTCATCCAGTCCATCATGCGGCGGCATGCCCATAATCTCTCGCACCTCGTTGCCGGTGACAATGCCCTTGTCGGACAGGCCACCATATACCGCATATAGACTGTTGAGGTCGAAATCCATAAGGCTCCGGACATTGAACCGCAGGTACATCTTCGGCGACAGGATCAGCTTTTTTGTCATCTCCTGCGCGATCGCTACCGCCAGCGGCCGGATCGTGTTCTGCACGAAACTGTTCCATGCCATCCGATCATAACTACCGACTCCCAAAAGGAACGGCGGCACGCCAAGCACCGCCGCGATCGTTCGCTTGTCGATTTCCACAGAGTCGCTGATCGCCAAATCTGCCAGCGTGAGCGGTTTGACCTGTTCCACGCTAAACTGTTCAGCCGGAATGATCCACGGCTGCCCCGGTGTCTGCGGTCTGATGTAAGAATCAATCAGCTTCTGCCGTCCTGCAGGGCTTGCAAATTCATCCGTCAACGCATCAACCTTGACGATGATGCTCGGCTTGTACTCGCTCCCCATGAATGCCTTCTTGGTAGCCGCCGCCTGCTTGAGGTTAGTCGCCACATCCATCAGCGAGATGGTCACGCCTGCACCCTTCCACAGGTATGTCTTGTCTGGGTTATAAACGAAGTGCAGGACATTCCCCGGTTTCTTCGCTACGCCATCAATCAGCACCTGATAATCTCTGTATGATGTCCCGACCGGCAGCAGTTGTACACGCCCCGCCGCGATCGGTTCCAAGCTCTCCAGATATCCCTGATGCGTATGCGGCACAACAATGGCATTCCCTCTGCCGTATAACAGCATCGTCATGATAATCGACTGCATCCAAGTGGATCTTGTCATTGTCGGCATCGGATCGATGTCAATCGTCCGTGACAGCTCATTCACCACCCGGACATCGCCGTTTTCTGTGTTGGCCATCAGATGGATGGTCATCGAGCCGATCAGCTCCGCAATTCTGCGGCACGCTGTCAGGATCTCCGGATTCCGATCCAGTGATGTATACCCCGGAACGCAAATATCTCCGTCATTCAGCAAGAATGCTACCTGGCTCGCGCATCTCTGCTCCATTTCTTTAGTTTTCTTTTTCATTCTCCCCACCAGGCGCGTCCTTTCTTCGCTTTCTCTTCTTGGCTCACCATCTGAATGGTGGCAAATACCGAAGCATCGAACAGGTCAATGCGTAGCTCCGGCATTACTTTCTCATATTGCACGGCATCATCAGTCTTTTCGATTGCCGCGACATTTGCCACGCAGTATTCGTATGCCTGCGAGTGCAAATAATAAAGGCGGCCATCCTTGGCTGCCTTCTCTATGTGTCTGAACCCTTGTGATTTCAAATAAAAATATTGTGGCTGGTCAATCACGTTGAACCCTGCCGCCTTCATCGCCGGGAAGTATTCCTCACCGGCAAATTTACGATCGTGTCCGACTCTGCGGATCTTGAACCCCATCGCCCGCATCTGCTTGAACCAGTTCACGACATCAGCAATATTCACGGTCGGACTGTTGCAGAGTGTCAGCCACCCGTCATCCGCCCATCCAAACAATGGGATGTTGTCCTCGTCAGACTTCCTCGCCGCCTGTGCTACCGGCGTGAATGCGTGAGTAATGATGATGTCCACATCCTGCCCCTTGTCGGAATAGTGCCCGACCAGAGCCGCCGCTGTCAGGTCATACATACGGGATAAATCAGCACCACCGAACCAGTCGATATCCATCTTGGCCAGCTCCTGCAGGCTCCAGTTGTACCGCTGATCCGATGATTTGAACTCATCCAGATCGAACCACGCCTTGACTGCCGATGTGTAGATGTTCAGTGACCTCGACAGGAAGTCCTTGCGCTGTTGCGGATCGTTCTGTGCCTGCAGGGACTCGTTCAGAATGTCCTGCGGCCGGATCGTGATGCCATAGTTGGGATTTGCTTTCTGATGCTGCAGCGGGTCCGTATAATCACATTCGCCCTTGTCGTTCTGATCCGCTCTGGATATGAACGCAAACAGGCTATCATCCTCAACTGTGCCATTCACTACCTTTGTGGCATACTCCAAACGGCGATAACAAAACGAATTTGTATTATCTCCGGCAGTTGTGATACCAATCATCAATTTGTTGGTGTATGCCTTCATCGCTTCTTTGAAGCGGTTATACTGTGCGGCCTTTTTGAATGCGTGGATCTCGTCTGCAATCGCTATGTTGCAGTTGAATGAATCCTGTGCATCCGGATTGCTCGCCAATGCTTCGATGTGGATCGTTCCGTCCGGTCTGCCGTCATCGTCAAACAATTCATACCGGATGGAGTGTTCCGCATTATTGTCTCGGATCTTGAAGTCCTCATACATCCCGCGATATTTGATCGTATGTATGATGTCCTGGAAACTCTCACAAGCCTGTTTTAATGCCGCCGCAACTATGTATATCTTCGCTCCACTTTTTCTCTCCAGAAGAGACAATCCAAAAGCCAGCGCGGCAGAAAATAATGTTTTCCCGTTCTTCCTCGGCAAAAATATCAACGCTTCTTTGTATCTTCGCTCGTTCGTGCCTTTAAAATAAAAGCCGATCAGGTTGTACACAATGAAAACCTGCCACGGCTGGAATATTAGCGGAGTATTCATGAGCGGTGTGCCGTCCAGAGCTTCGCCCTGCTGATGTACCATCAGCTTTTCGACAATTCCGATCACAAAATCCGGCTCTGTCGTGTGCAGCTCCAAGTCATCACGCTCCAGATCAGCCAGGAACCTCTTGGCAGCAAGCACAACCTCGGCACCGCATATCAACTGGCCGCCTGCGGCATCCTGTGCATACTTGATCGCTATGTCTTTGTATGATTTCTTCGGTTTCTTCCCTGCCATATCATAAAGCCTTCAGAGCCTCCGCCAATGCGCTCTTTTTCTTCTTCGTCAGTCCTTCGTCATTGATCCGCTTCAGTCCGGCCGGTGTCAGGCCAAGATCACGCCAATAAGCCAGAGCATCACGTTCCAGGTCGTTGATCAATCTCAACGCTGGATTCTGCTCATAGTTGGTCGCTCCTCCCTTGTTCGTGTGCTCCACAATGACCTCGCCACCTGCGGCATCGAATGTCTCCTGTGCTTTGTCTCTGCGTTCCAGGATACCCGCCAGAGTGTCGATCACATCATCAAAATATGGCCGATATGTGTCTGCAGCTTGGCAAGATCGCTTTATTCTGTTCTTCCACGCTGCTTTTTTCATCCGGGTTCCCCTTTACTTCAAAAATTCCACGCAGTTGGAATAACC